ACCAGCTACTCCCGTTGCTAACACTTGGGAAGGAGTCATCACTGCAGCCTCTAAGGCAGGTGCTAAATTCCCACAAGTAGTAGCTGCTCAGTGGGCATTAGAAAGTGGCTATGGTAAACATACCTCTGGCAAGAACAACTTCTTTGGTCTTAAAGGTGAAGGTTCTGAACGTGAAACCAAAGAGTTCATTAACGGACAATGGATTACCATCAAAGCTGGCTTTATTGACTTCCCAGACCTTCAAACCTGTGTTACTTACCTTGTAGACCGTTGGTATCGTGACTATCAACGCTTCAAAGGCGTCAATCGTGCAACTTCTGCTGAAGAATGTGCACGTCTTCTTGTATCTGAAGGGTACGCCACCGATCCTCAGTATGCTGATAAATTAATCAAATTAATGAGGGAGAATGTCTAGCACTACTTACAACATTACACCTGGCAGGTATGAACGTCAACTACCTGTAGCAACCAAGGTTCACTTCAAAAGTTCAGCTAACAGCACCAATGCTACTTCTGTGAAGGGTAGTTCTGGTGCTATTTTTAATATGATCATCCATAACACCCACAGTGGTGGTGGTAGTGGCTCTGCAATTGCATTTCGATTGTATGATAAAGCTACAGCACCCGTTGTTGGTACAGATGTACCGATGATTGTTATTCACGTTCAATCAAACGACTCTAAAGAGATCAACTTTACCAGCGGCATCACCTTTGTTAATGGTATTGCTTACTCCATCACAGCTGGTAACTCACTATTGGATGCAACTGCTGTATCTGCAGATGGTGTACAGGTCTACATTGGGTACATGTGATGATTGAAGCAGCTGTTACAGGGGTAATTTCCCTTGTTATTGGTGTTAGCGGTGGCGTCTTGGCTATCAATTCACGAGCTACCTCACGTATGGATCAAATTGACAAGCGTATTGACGGTGTTGAATTACGTTTAGCTGAGAAGTACGTACCACGACAAGAGCTAGCTAACGCCCTACAAAAGATGGAGGATCACATGATTCGCATCGAAAATAAACTAGATCAAATCGTACTGAGAAATGGCTAACAAGAAAGCAACGGAGGACATGTTCAACGAGTTGCATAACCTTGTAACCACTGAATTCCTCAAGCGTATTAAATCTGGAGAGGCTACTGCACAAGAACTTAAAGCAGCTTGTGATTGGCTTTCTAAAAATGACATTAGTGGCACTGCCTATGATGGTAACCCACTTGATAAATTGGCTACTGTTCTGCCTAAGGTAGACCCAGAGCTAGTACAGAAGAGGCTTTATGGCAAGTCGTACGTCTGATTACTACAAAAAGAATCCCAAAGCACGCGCTAAGCGCTTGAAGCAACAGGCTCGTTACAACCGACAATCCCTGCAAATCGAGAAACGTGTTGAACTTAATCGTGAAAATCACAAACGTGGCACCTATGGTAATGGTGATGACATGGATGTATCACACAAGAAAGATGGTTCAACAATACTTGAAAAAGCATCTAAAAATCGAGCAAGAAACCGGTCTAGGAAATGACACCCCTGCTGCCGTCACCTGATCATTACCTCCACAACCTAATAACGATGACAAGTCCCGAAGCAAAACGCCTTTGGAGGCGTGCCATTAAGGAACACTTCAACTGTCAATGTGTCTACTGTGGGAATCATTATGAATTACATGAACTTACTCTTGATCACGTTCGTCCTCGCTGTCTGGGAGGACAAGACCTTACGTCAAATCTTGTACCATCATGTTGGGAATGTAATCAGGCAAAAGGTAGCAGCAACTGGCTTACGTGGATGCGTAATACCTTTGGGATAACACCTAGAGAACATCTTATTTTACAACATATACAATAATGACTAATGAAGCAGATCAGGAACTCTTTAGGGCAGTAGAACAGTGGTTAGATAATAACCCTGGCAAAAATATTGCTGATTGGAAAAAAGAAACAGGCTATAAAGGTCCACTTCTTAAAAAACGTAATAGAGCTGGTGAACCTATTAGAGTTTCCTACAAAGGTCGTAGTACATCTGCTCAACAATTACGTGCATCACGCGAAAAACCTAAAACTGAAGGTGAAGCTCGCTATGTAACTGAACTTAAAAAACAAATTAAAGGAGTAAATGAAAGCACTGAAACTCGGTTTGTATATGGTAATAGACCAGCAATTGCAGAGCACGATGTACGTCTAGCATCTGGTGGCTCTAGTGAATATATGAGTATCTCAGCCAGAATTTAAAGTCTGGAAGGATACCATTGAAACTAAAGCTGCTAGTAAGTTTGGTGATAAAGTTGTTGTTGATATTGATGATGTGTCTGGTGATGTTCGTGTTATTCCATCATCTATTCACAATAAATTCCAACCAACAAGTATTCAACCTGGTATTGATATTCCACTTGGTTCTAGCATTGAGGACAGATTCAAACAAGTTGATAATCTTTTAGAGCAACCACTATCAAAACTAGTTAAACCTCTTCAAGAGTTTGATTTTTCTGGTGGTAGTGTACGCTTAAATGCTAGAAACCTAGCTGTTGCAGGTCTTCTTAGCTATGGAGCATTTGGTACAGCGGCTAGTGCTGCAGAGACTGCACAACGTACACAACTAGCCCAAGAAACAGGTAATCCCTTGGATGTATTGCAAGCTGGTATTGCTGGTGTATCTACTGCAGCTGATGTAGCTGCATACAATCCAGTAGCTTCATTACCTGCTGAAGTTGTGTCTACTGTAGCTGATGTTACTAACGTTGGTATTGATGCTGCTAGAAGTATTGATATTGGCAATGAACTTAAATACATCGGTGGTCAAGTAAGGCTTGGTAGACTACCGTATGGACTTGAACAAGTTGCTAGCTGGGCAAAGTCTGCATTCTAATACACACGGAGAGGTGCCTACAAGCCTTCACAAGGTGCCTCTCCCTTCTTACATGATAGAATATACCTATGAATGTTTTAGACGCCCTTAAAGATGATTTTAAGATCTTCCTTCAAGCCCTATGGTCTCAACTAGATCTACCATCTCCAACACGTGCTCAATACGCTATTGCTGATTACCTACAACACGGTCCTAAACGACTACAGATCCAAGCATTCCGAGGAGTCGGTAAATCATGGATCACAGGAGCCTTTGTGTTGTGGACACTTTTCAATAACCCAGAAAAGAAGATCATGATTATCTCCGCTTCTAAAGAGCGTGCTGATAACATGTCAATCTTCCTTCAGAAACTAATCATTGAGACACCCTGGCTATCACATTTGAGACCAAAGAGTGATGATGCCCGGTGGTCACGTATTAGCTTTGATGTTGCTTGTAGTCCTCACCAAGCACCCTCCGTCAAATCAGTTGGTATTACAGGTCAGCTTACTGGTAGCCGTGCAGACCTGATGATTCTAGACGATATCGAGGTTCCAGGTAACAGCATGACCGAGATGATGCGGGAAAAGCTTCTACAACTGTGTACTGAGGCTGAGTCCATCCTTACACCAAAGAAAGACTCCCGAATCATGTACCTTGGTACACCACAGACTACCTTCACTATCTACCGCAAGCTAGCTGAACGTAACTATAAACCATTCGTTTGGCCAGCACGTTACCCACGTAAGCTATCTAACTACGAAGGACTCCTTGCACCACAAGTACAAGAAGACATCGAAGGTGGTGTTGAACCCTGGGATGTAACAGACCCTGATCGTTTCTCTTCTGAAGACCTAGTAGAACGTGAAGCATCCATGGGTCGTAGCAACTTCATGCTACAATTCATGCTAGACACCAGTCTTAGTGATGCTGAGAAGTTCCCACTTAAGATGGCAGACCTGATTGTTACAGCAGTTAACCCTAAGGAATGTCCTGATGCTGTAGTGTGGTGTTCAGATCCCAGTAATGTCATTAAAGACCTACCAACTGTTGGTCTACCTGGAGACTATTTCTACTCACCAATGGTAATGCAAGGTGAGTGGTTACCATACACAGAAACTATCTGCTCAGTTGACCCCAGTGGTCGTGGTACAGACGAAACAGCAGCTACCTTCCTCTCTCAACGTAATGGTTTCATCTATCTCCATGAGATGCGTGCCTACCAAGACGGTTATAGCGACGCTACCTTGCTAGACATCCTTAGAGGTTGTAAGAAGTACGGTGTTACTAAACTTCTAATTGAGACAAACTTTGGTGATGGTATTGTCGGTGAACTCTTTAAGAAACACCTTCAACAAACCAAGCAAGCAATCGACATCGAAGAGGTACGTGCTAATGTTCGTAAAGAAGACCGAATCATTGATACCCTTGAGCCTGTTCTTAATCAACATAAGCTTATTGTTAATCGGTCTGTGGTGGAATGGGACTTCAACTCGAATAAGGAAGCCGCACCAGAAACTAGACTCCTCTATATGCTATTCTATCAGATGTCAAGGATGTGTCGTGAAAAAGGTGCAGTAAGACATGATGATAGACTAGACTCACTAGCACAAGGTGTTAAATACTTCACAGATGCTCTAGCTATCTCTGCCTACGAAGCTATTAAGACACGTAAACAAGAAGATTGGCTTGATATCCAAGAATCTTGGTTAGATGACCCCCAAGCAGCTGCTTCTCATATGGCATTTGGATTCAATTTAGACCAACGTAGACAAGCAAGACAACTAGCTGGTAAGTCCTCAGTTCCTACATATTTTAAGGTGAATTAAACCCTAGTCATACCAATGGGTTTGACCGATAACCGCCGTATACAGGAGAAGGGAAGGGTGGACCCGACTTCTGTAGGAGGAAGACATGTCTTTATCAAGACACATCTTCCTCTCTTTCTTAATGAACAGTGAGGGAATAAAAGACCAAAGACAAAGATCTCCCTCTTAGTTCATTCATCTACTCTACTGACTGAATCTTGTGAGTACTGATTCTCCCAATTCTTCTGAATCCTGTCACTACTGATACTACTGTATGCGTTATGAGTAGAACATATCGTAAGCAACCATTACGTAATCAATTCCGTCATCCCCGTACCTTTAATGAGATTCGTAGTAACAGTAACGATTACTTGGATACTGAATATACGGTAAGTACTAGGAATCGTTATATCCCTACTGCCTGGGATGATATCACTGCTACCTCTATCTACCAGAATGACCACACCAGTTAAGTTCACCTCTGTAACTCGTACTATCGATGTCACAAGAGGTATTCATTACCTAGATGCTATTGATGAGGATGGTATTCATTGGTCTGCAGAGATGGATAATAAGCAAGAGAAGTGGCTTGTCTA